TCCTCTTGCCTGTACAATACACCAAAAAATTATCTCACAAAAATTTGGGGTAAGTAAAAAAAAATACCCACCGGGGTACTTGATACAAGTACACTCGGCGGGCACCCTCTCCCTACTTCTAAGGAGATACCTCTATCTATTATGTATATATACCCCGGGGGGACTGACAATGAAATTGTACCATACTTTTCTGACATGTCAATAGTTACGTTACGTCACTTTGAAAAATCTCTTCTTTGTCGTATTTTTATCTTGACATCTTATTTTTTTTCATGCTATTATTCATTCTGTAATTTATGTGGAGAAGTCCGTGCTTTTCAGTTCTGAACTCACTCGTAACCCAAACAATGTTGTTCGGACCAAATCTCTGTTCCTTGAGCTTTGCTACCTAAACCCAGAGTTTGCTATCTTCACCACTAAGGAAGAAGACCACCACCACAACGGTAAGGTCTATGTTTCTTTGTCGAAGCTTTATCTAAGTATTGTTCCATCTGATCCTACGGAGTATGACTTTTCTCAAGTAGTCTTTGGAAGCTGGCATACTTGGGATGTGATCCGTAGTTCTCCTCAGATAAAACCTTTTTACAATCGTTGGCGGAAAGAAGTAGAAGTAAAGATTAAGTCGAAGGCTATCCAGGCTATTGCCCAAGAAATGGCCGAAGGTGGACGTAGTTCGTTCTCTGCTGCCAAACTTCTGTTAGACCGTGGATGGGTTGAAAAGGATACAGTCTCTGTCGCAAAGAAAAAGCTGATGGAGAAGGAAGAAGAAGAGTTGAACAAGGAAGCTTTGTCCTTGTTGTCTGAGGATGCTGAAAGGCTTGGATTGAAGGTGAACTAATTAAGTATGGCTAAGAAACCTACCATCACAACAATCTCATCTGGGTTTGGTTCCACCACTACCCTTAATAACAACTTTACTGCTCTACGAGACGCCTTCGATAACTTTGTCTCAAGGGATGGTGAAACTCCAAATACAATGACGGCAGACTTGGATATGAACTCCAACAATATCCTGAATGCTGCTAGTCTGTATGTGGATGGTACTGATATTTTTAGTATCATCAATAAAGTAACGGTCAGTACTAGCTCTCCTTCAGGTGGCTCTGACCAAGACATCTGGTTTAAAGTTTCGGCCTAAAGGAGAAATAAATGGCTGCTCTTTCGGATTATTCAGAAAATCTGCTACTTGACTGGTTAATGACGGCAGACTCTGCCACTCGACCAACTGCTTGGTATGTTGCCCTCTATACTGCTGCACCCTCTGATTCGGGTGGTGGTACAGAGGTATCGACCGGTGGCTATGCCCGTCAGTCGGTTTCTTTTACTGTAACTGGGGACACTGCCTCTAACTCTGGTGCTGTTTCGTTCACGGCTTCTGGTGCCAACTATGGGACCGTAACCCATGTTGGTATCTTTGATGCTGTCTCTGCTGGCAATTTGCTGTGGCACGGTGCTATGACGGCTTCGAAGCTTATCGAAGACGGGGACACCCTTCAGTTCGATGCCGGGAATATCGACCTCACCCTAGCTTAAGTTAGAGGTCTTTAATGGCTGGCGGCTACCGGATAACAGAGACCGGTGATTTCAGGATCACTGAGTCGTCAGACTCAAGGGTTACTGAAAATATTTTTTTCGGTAATGCTGCTCTGTCTGGTACAGGTACTCTTTCTGCTGTAGTCGTGACGTTTGGCGGCTACCGGATAACAGAGACCGGTGATTTAAGGATCACCGAGTCGTCAGACTCAAGGGTTACTGAAGATATCTTTTTCGGTAATGCTGCTCTGTCTGGTGCAGGTACTCTTTCTGCTGTAGCCGTTTCTTCTGTTATCGGAAATGCTGCTCTTTCGGCAACAGGCAGTAAGATGTCTGTCGGGGAGGCAACGAGGTTTGGTGTTGTTGCTCTATCCGGTGCCGGAACACTAGCAGCCATAGGCTACGATATTGTACCGGCAAGTTTTGCACTAACCGGTACAGGCACTCAAACAGCTTCTGGGGATAGGACCAGACCTGCCGTAACAGCCCTTACAGGTACCGGCACAGAGACAGCTGGTGGGGACAAGATAAAACCGGGTGTCTCTAGTCTATCCGGTGCAGGCACCCAAGCAGCGACGGCCACAAGAACACGAAGTGGGGTCTTCAAGTCTATACTTGACGATGCTGTTATAAGGCTTACAGAGGCTGGTGATACAAGAGTTACAGAAGACGGTGCTGATACCCGTACTATAACCTACAAATACAATGTTGCAGAAGGCTCCGTACAGTTTGATGGGGTACGGATACAACACCCGAGGTTGGCTTGGGTAAACGTAGCAGGAACATGGAAAGCCTCGACCATTTATGTAAAGTACAATGGTTCTTGGAAGCAACCTTTGGCAGTGTATAAAAATATAAGTGGAAGTTGGAAAAGGGTCTACTAAATGGCTAACGTAAAAATCTCAGAACTTACAGCAGCAGCATCAGTAGCTGATGCCAATGAGTTTGAAATCAATGAGGCTGGTACTTCAAAGAAAGTAACAGGAGCACAGATTTCAACCAAGGTTAGAGGGGACATCACTAGCACTGACGTACAGACTGCTGGGGCCTTGATGGACTCTGAGTTGACTAACATTACTGCTGTCAAGGCTTTAGATCAAGGGGTAGCCACAACTGACAGTCCTCAGTTTGCTGGTGTAAACGTAGGTCATGCCACAGATACAACGATCACTCGTACCGGTGCTGGTGTTATTGCAGTTGAAGGTGTAGAGGTAACGACCAACACTGCGACACAGACACTTACCAATAAGACCCTGACTGCCCCGGCAATTTCAAGTCCGACGATGACCGGGACGATACTTGAGGACGTATATACACTCTCTGGAACGACCCCGGCGCTGGACCCTGACAACGGCTCCATCCAGACTTGGACGCTATCCGGCAACTCGACGCCGACGGACAGCCTTTCGGCTGGTGAGTCCGTCACCCTGATGATCGACGATGGCACGGCCTACACGATCACTTGGCCGACAATGACGTGGGTAAACAACGCTGGGTCTGCACCGACACTGGCAGCCAGTGGTTATACTGTCGTGGTTCTGTGGAAGGTATCCACGACCCTCTACGGCGCACTGGTGGGGGATGGCACCTGATGTTGGCTCGTAAACTTATAGGGGCTGGTGGGCAAGGCGGCGAAAGTGTCACGCCACTCACCGACATTACCACTCTGTCTTACTCCAGCGACAGCATGGCTACTACCTCACTCGGCTCCAGAGGCTTGGCGTTCACTGCCGACGGCTTGACTTGCTATATTATGAACCTGACCGCCGGGGATGACGATGTGCTGCAATATGACCTGTCTACCCCGTGGGACTTGTCCACTGGATCATACACCAGCACATCAGGGGCGCTGGCGGAGGGGTCGTCCTTTGAGGACATCTTCTTGAGGCCCGACACTGAGACGACCCTCTACTTAACCGATGGCATAAGCGATACGATCTACCAGTACACTCTGACGGCTGGCGACATCACAACGCTTTCGTATGCAAGTAAATCCTATACAATAACGAGCGGGGCAACACAGCCCAAAGGTATTGTTCTATCACCCAACGGGGAAGCATTGTTTGTTGTTTGCTCCGGTACAGATGCCGTTCACCAGTACACCTTAAGCACAGCTTGGGATATTTCCACCGCATCTTACGATTCGAAGTCGTTTTCAATTGCTTCAGAGGAGGCAAATCCGCAAGCTCTGACAGCCAACTCGGATGGGTCATGCTTCTTTGTAGTTGGCGCAGGTACTGACACAATTTACCAGTACAATCTCAGTACACCTTGGGATGCCTCAACAGCGTCTTACGCCAGCAAATCACTCTCTGTGCTTTCTGAGGAGGGCGGCGCCCGAGGATTGTTTCTTGACCCCTCAAACACACGAATGTTCCTGATTGGGGCAACCAACGACACCGTTTTCAAGTATACCTAGGAGGACGCCAGATGATCTTTCCCTACATATGGCGGTCCACGTCTCATTTTTGGGGTGTGGCACAGGTAGAAACACAACCGGAGTTGAAAAATAATCTGGAGATCACATGATGAAACAGTATGTTAAAATTACCAACGGTAACCCTGAGATTTACACAATTAAGCAACTGTACAAGGATAACCCAAACGTATCTTTCCCAGCTGAGTTGACAGATAAGGCACTCAAGGATCTTAACATCTTTGAGCTTGTCGTTGACGAAATGCCCGCTGTAGATAAAAATGTGCATCACGTTGTTCCCGGCGAATATTACGTCGGTGGAGATGCTAAGTGGCACCGTGGGTGGAACTTGGAACTGAAGGCTGAGGAGACTGTCGCTGCTGTCGTAAGAAATAAACGCAACGCAAAATTGTTTGATTCAGACTGGACGCAGCTTATGGACATACCAGAAAGTGTCCGTATCCCTTGGGCGCAATACCGTCAAGCACTTCGTGATGTTCCACAGCAAGAGGGCTTTCCTCAAAATGTAGTCTGGCCTGTACTCGATCAATAGTGACTCTTTCTTTGGAGCAGTGTAAATGCCACAACTGACTGATGAAGAGGTAGAGGCTCTGAAGAAGTTGATCCCAGTTGCGGACCAGCTTGCTGAAGAAGCTAACTACAGAGCCGCCCAACGACTTGTGTTAAAGACGTGGAGACAGACGATTATTCTTTTGTCAGGTCTTATTGCTGCTGCTTTTATTCTTCGAGACCAACTTGCTAGGCTTTTAGGAGTTGGTAGTTGATGGTTAGGGGTTTAGAACGTCTGTCTATGAACAAAAACTGGAAGTGATGGAATGACCTTTCTCTTTGTTGTCTCTGCTTGCATTACGTTAAATGAAGAACTGAAGTGCATTTCTAAATTGTCCAATGATCTTTATCAAACTGAGGAGGAGTGTGTTGCCCAACTCTCTAACAATCTTTATTATCTTTTAAAAGGTATAGACCAAATGCAAGGTGCAAAACTTTACTGGATGGAAGCCGAGTGTAAACGGATTGATAACGAAGAAGCTTGATGTCAAACCCTGTTGAACAGATCAGGGATGCAGCAGAAGCAGACCTTGTAACCTTTATCAAGCTTGTTGCACCTGAACAAGTGCTAGGACAATGCCATGAGGACGTATGTAATTGGTGGACTCGCCAAGGTGCAAAATCTCATCAACTACTGCTTTATCCCCGAGACCACGGTAAGTCTCGTCTTATTGCCTATAGAGTTGCTTGGGAACTAACCAAAGACCCTACTCTTCGTGTGCTGTATATTTCTGCTACAGCAAATCTCGCAGAGAAACAGCTAGGCTTTATTAAAGGTATCCTGACTTCTAGGGTGTACCAAAGGTACTGGCCAGAGCATGTCAATGCCGAGGAGGGAAAACGGGCCAGGTGGACAACATCAGAGATTATGTTGGATCACCCTAAACGAAAAAAAGAGAATGTTCGAGACCCTTCTATCTTTACTGGCGGGTTGACGACTTCACTGACTGGCCTTCACTGTGATATTGCAGTTCTGGACGATGTTGTCGTTTACGAGAACGCATACACAGGTGAGGGCCGACAGAAGGTGAGTAGCCAATACTCCCTTCTGTCCTCTATCGAAGGGGCAGAAGCAAAGGAGTGGGTGGTTGGTACAAGGTACCACCCGTTAGACCTTTACAACAGTCTTCTTCAAATGTCCGAAGACATCTATGATGATGACGGAGAGAAGGTCAGTGAAGACAATATCTACGAGGTTTTTGAACGACCGGTAGAAAGCTATGGGGATGGCACCGGAGAATTTCTCTGGCCTCGACAGCAAAGAAAAGACGGAAAGTGGTTTGGCTTTGATATGAAGATTCTGGCCAAGAAAAGGGGCCAGTACCTTGACAAGGGCCAGTTCCGAGCACAGTACTACAACGATCCTTCTGATCCAGACAATGTACCGGTCGGCTCTGACAAGTTTCAGTACTATGAACGTAAACATCTGAAGCAGGATGAAGGCTACTGGTACTACCAAGACAGTCGTTTGAATGTCTTTGCTGCCGTTGACTTCGCATTTAGCCTGTCAAAGAAGGCAGACTATACAGCTATCGTCGTAATAGGTATTGACAATTCTGGGAATATCTATATACTTGACATCGACAGATTTAGAACTGACCGTATTTCTGATTACTTTGAACACATACTTCACCTAGTAAACAAGTGGAGCTTCCGTAAAATCAGAGCAGAAGTTACCGTAGCACAGAAAGCTATTGTCCGTCAGTTGAAAGAACTTATCAAGGAGCATGGACTAGCTCTTAGTGTCGATGAGTTCAGACCTAATAACGGGACTAAAGAAGAACGTATTGCAGCTATTCTTGAACCCAGATACGACAACCTTTCTATCTGGCATTACCGAGGTGGTAATATCCAGACACTGGAAGAAGAACTTTCCAGCCGTAATTCACCTCACGATGACGTAAAGGATGCCCTTGCTGCCGTAGTAGACATGGCGGTAAAACCAGCTAAGACATATAACAGGGCAAGAAGAACAAACATAGTCTGGGCTAATAATAGATTCAGAGGTACTGGGTAATGAAAGAAATCAATATTGCAACTATTCTCAACCCGGATACTCTGGCGGTAGAGATAGGCAATCGGTGGTTCCAGTGGAATTCTTATCGCCTGAAGTGGATGGAGCAAAAGAAAGAACTCCGTAACTACTTGTATGCTACGGACACTCGGACCACTTCTAATGTCATGCTTCCCTGGTCTAACTCTACGACCACTCCAAAGCTGACTCAGATCATGGATAACCTCCATGCTAATTACTTTGCTACCTTGTTCCCCCGTCAACAGTGGATGAAGTTTGAGGCTCACTCGGAAGACCCGTTGATTAAAGATAAACGGCAGACTATCCAAGCGTACATGGACACCAAACTCCGTCAGTCCAGTTTCATTAATACTGCTTCTGACCTTCTGTACGATTGGATTCAATATGGAAACTGCTTTGCTACGGTTTCTTGGGAACAAAAATACTTGACAAACGAAGATGGTGAGGTTACTATTGATTATGTTGGCCCTAAGCTTGTTCGTATCTCTCCTTTCGACATTGTATTTAACCCAACTGCTGCTGACTTCAAATCAACACCAAAGATTGTCCGTAGTCTTAAAACCCTCGGTGAACTCAAAAGACTGATTGATGAGAACCCAACAAATAATTTCTACAAGAAAGTTCTTGAACGTAGTCTTGCTGCCCGTACCACAGTTTTGAATAGTGGGGATGAACGGTACAAAGACGATGGGTTTGTAGCAGATGGCTTCAGCAACATCCGTCACTACTACGAATCAGACTATGTAGAAATCCTGACGTTCTACGGTGATGTCTACGACAAGGAAGCCGGTAAGCTTCATACAAATCGGATCATTACCATTGTAGACAGGGCATACGTTCTGGACAATGCTCAGAATCCTAGCTGGCTTGCAGGCTCACCTGTGTACCATGCAGGGTGGAGGGACCGACCGGATAACCTCTACTCTATGGGACCACTAGATAATCTCGTAGGTATGCAGTACCGGATCGACCACCTTGAAAACCTCAAGGCAGATGTCTTCGATCAGATTGCATATCCCGTACTCAAGATTAAGGGGGACGTAGAGGACTTTGAGTTTGAGCCAGGTGCTCGTATCTACATGGGTGAAGAGGGTGATGTAGGATACCTTGCACCCGACCCTACGGCCCTTCAGGCAGACCTCCAAATCCAGATACTTGAGAACAAGATGGAGGAGATGGCTGGTGCCCCGAAGCAGGCCATGGGCTTCCGTACTCCGGGTGAAAAGACTGCCTTCGAAGTACAGATGCTACAGAACTCTGCATCCCGCATCTTCGAACACAAGACGGCACACTTTGAGCGCAGCTTCCTTGAGCCGGTACTCAACAACATGCTTGAGATTGCTCGTCGGAATATGAATATGTCTGACTTGGTACGGTCCATTGATGAAGACTACGGTGTAGAACTCTTCAAGACGATTACCAAAGATGACATCACTGCTTCGGGTAAGATTGTTCCTATCGGTGCTCGTCACTTTGCGGAACGAGCCAGACGGGTACAGAGCTTGCAGCAACTGTATCAGATCAAACTAGCTGATCCTTCTGTTGCTGCCCATATGTCGGGTAAAGAATTTGCGAGAATACTTTCTGAAGAGCTTGGGGAGCCGACATTGTTTGGTGAAAACATCATGGTGGCGGAACAACTGGAAACTCAACAAGCGGTGCAGGAAGCTGAAATGATGAACCAGCAACAGCTTATGGCTAAAGAGGAGATGGGAATATAATGCCTAAAACAATTACACCCGGTCCCCAAAAAAGGGGGCCTAAACCTAAAAATGTACCGGCTACTACGGGTGACACTTGGGGTCAACTGGGCATAAAACCGGTGCCGCCAGTAGTTTCTGGAAGTCCAGGTGCTATGGAAAATTTTCTTAGGGGTCTAGAAAAAAAAGAAGTAAAAAATACTTTTAGGTTCTGAGGATGAAACAATACTGGCTACAAGGACTAACCGGTCCTGAAAAGGAACAACGAAAAAAAGAAGTTCTCGGGTACTCAAGAGCCTTCGACGAACTCAAACAAATTCTCGAAACACACTACAGAAAAAAGGAATGTGTCAGAGATTACGACACTCCTAACTGGGAGTATCGTCAGATAGCAGTCAACGAGTACAATGCTGCACTTGATGATATGCTGAACTTAATCACCTTAACCAAGGGGTAATAATGTCAATTTTTGAGGAATCTCTAACCGGAGACACTACTGCACAAGAAACTAACCAATCGTATCTTGAGCAGCTTATAAGGACCAAGGGTGAAAACTGGAAAGACCCAGAGGTACTCGCCAAAGGGAAACTAGAAGCAGATACCTATATTCAGTCTTTAGAGAGTCAGCTTAATGAACTCCGTACTGATCTGAGTAAACAAGACTATGCTGCCCAGTTGATCCAAGAGCTTAGGGGAAAGGCTACAGACTCCAGCACTGTAAACCCTGCTCTGTCTAACAGTGATAATGCTGACACCGATGTCTCTGGTACACCAACAGGACTAAGTGAGGTAGACCTGAAAAGCCTTGTAGAGAAAACACTCAAGGAAAAAGAACAAGACAGTTTGCTGCAACAAAACAGGAAATTTGTCGAGGAAGCAATGACGAAGCAGTTTGGGACCGAGGCTCAGTCCATGGTCAACAAACGGGCAAAGGAACTGGGTATGAGTCTGGAAGAACTTCAGTCTCTCGCTTCAAAGTCTCCCAATGCCTTTATGTCCCTGATGGGGCAGAATGCCAAGTCTCTGGAGCCGATGATTAACTCGTCCATCCGTACCGAGAGTGTTACTTCGCAAGCCTCCTCTGACAGGGACTGGAACTATTACCAGAAACTTCGGAGGGATAATCGTAACCTTTACTATCAACCCAAGATACAACGGCAAATGATGGAAGACAAAGCCCGTCTTGGTGATAGGTTTGGAATCTAGGAGAAACCTAAATGGCTATGAATACTGCCAACATGAGTCTCCTTACTCGTACCGATCTTTGGTCTGCCGAGCTTAAGGAGATTCTCCGTGATGAGATGCAAGCACAGAAGTACGTCCGTATGCTGGACGGCTTCGGTGACGGCAACACTCTTCACATCCCGTCGATTGGTCAAGCACAAGTCGATAACTACAGCGAAGATCAGGCTGTAGTCTACCGTCCGATGGACACTGGTGAGTTCACTTTCACCATTGACAAGTACCTCGTGTCGGCTACTTACATGACGAAGAAGGCCGAACAGGATGCCTTCTACGCCAATGAAATGATGTCCCGCTTTGTTCCCGAACAGGAACGGTCCATCATGGAGCACTTCGAACTGACGACCTTTGCTGCACCGGAATCGGGTGTCTCGGCAAACTCGAACGAAAGCATTGACGGTGTTGAGCACCGTTGGGCTGGCGTCTCGGGTACGATTGCGGTAAATGACTTTGCCCGTGCTCTTCATGCTCTGAAGAAGGCGAATGTTCCGCAACGTAATCTGGTTGCAGTCGTTGACCCGTCTGTTGAGTACGACATCAACTCCATCTCGAACATTACCAACGTTTCGAACAACCCCCAGTGGGAAGGTATCGTTTCGTCGGGTATTGCTTCGGGTATGAAGTTTGTCCGTAACATCTTTGGCTTTGACGTTTATACTTCGAACTTCCTTGCCACCGTTACTGACAGTGCTCTGCCTGACCGTGACAACAGTAACGTGGACTTCTCGTCCGTAAACGGTAAGGCCAACCTGTTCTTCTCGGCTGATGCCTCGGTTAGCCCGTTTGTGGGTGCTTGGCGTCAGATGCCCCAGGTGGACTACGAGTACAACAAAGACTTCCAGCGGCATGAGTGGGTGACCACGGCTCGTTACGGTATCAAGTTGTACCGTCCTGAAAACATGGTTGTCGTTGCAACCAAAGACACTGTGTAAGGAGGAATAAATAATGTCTTACACTAACGCAGATGGGCTTAAAGTCCTCACTGACGGTGCGGCTGGTGTGGCTGCTACCGATGGTGTTACCGTTGTCGGTGTTCGTAAAGCCCTCATCGTAGAGCTTAATGATGCAACGGCACTTGTTGACACCTACTCGTCGGCTTCTTCGGCTACTGCTGCCTTCATTCCGGCTAATGCTCTGATCGTCTCGGCACACTTCGTCGTTGACACGGCCTTTACCTCGGGTGGTGCTGCCACTCTGGATATTGGTCTGTTCAACGCCGCAGGTACTGCCATCGACGCAGACGGTATCGACGCTGACATTGCTCTTGCTGCCATGGCTGCTGACTATGCTGTTGTCTGTGATGGCGTTCTGGCTGATGGTACCCAGAATGTTGGTGCTGCCAATGCCTACGTTGGCTTCAGCTACGAAACCGCAGCCTTTACTGCTGGCTCGGGTAAGCTGGTCATTGAGTACATCGAAGTACTCTAACTAAAAAAGGGAGACTCCTTCGGGGGTCTCCCACTTTTTTCTTGACAGGATTTTTTTAACCTGTATAATCTAACATCAGAGGTCCAATAAAAATGGTTACTGTTACTCATGCTTCTCTCACTGGTTCTGAGTGCCATGAACCTAAAGGGGCCACCACTGCTTCTGCTAACCAAGTCTACCATGCAGACGGCCTAGGCTCTGGTGCTTGGTATTCTACAATGGCTCATGGTAGTTGGAGGTATAACGACATTGGTACTGGAACTACGTTTACTACACCTTCTTCGTACACTCTTTGTAACGTAGCTGGCACGGCATCAACTCTGCATGAATTCACTTTCAACAATGCCGGTCGTCTGACGTACACAGGAACCCCCGACCGAAGCGCCATTGGTGTGTTCGACCTTTCCTTCAAACACAGTACTGGCTCCAATCAAGATGTTTACTTTGCTGGTTACAAAAACGGAAGTATCATTCAGACTGGCTCCTTCAATGCGGAAATAGTAGCTACTGCCGACTCGGCTAACTATATCCATGTTTCTGCTAACTTCAGTGCAGACATATCCACCAACGATTACTTTGAGTTTTACTTGAAAACTGCTTCTGGTAACGTAATTGTTCACTCTGCTTATATGTATGTTATGGGGATGACCCAATAATGAAATCAACTCTGCTCCAAATGGTACAGTCTATCCTCTCTGATATGGATGCAGAGGATGTCAACAGCATTGCAGATACCGTAGAGGCGCAGCAGATTGCTTCTGTTATCGAAGATGTGTACTACAATATCATTGCCGGTAGGGAAATTCCAGAGCACAAGCAACTGGTACAACTTACTTCCCTTAGTAACTCTGCTCGTCCTACTCACTTTACCTACCCTGCTAACCTGAAGAGCCTTGTCAAGATTTCGTACAACGTATCAACGGGGGCTACACCTAGTTGGCGGGAGATCAAGTATCGCCAACCGGATTACTTCTTGGAGAACATGGACGAGACTGGCCTTGCCGTAACAACCGTGGTTGGTGGTGTGACTATCTATGTATCTAATGACAAGATGCCTAGCTACTATACGTCCTTTGACGATAACTACATTATCATGGATGCCTATGATGCAAATGTAGAAACAAACCTACAACAGTCCAAGACACGGGCCTATGCTTCTGCGTTTCCTACTTTCTCTCAGACCGATGCCTTTGAACCTGATCTGGACGAGACACTGTTTCCCTATTTCCTTGCTGAAGCCAAGTCAACCTGCTTCTCTCTTTTTAAGTCTGGGTCTGACCCAAAAGTAGAGCAAGCTGCTCGTCGTCTGAAGTCATATATCCGAAACGATATATGGAAGACCAAGCAGGCCAACAAGCTTGTACGGCCAAATTATGGAAGATAATGGTTACCTTAAATCACAATACAGAAAAGCAAACCTGTAAGATTACATCCGAGAATATGGCTACAGCCATAAACGTACAGAAGAAACCTAACGACCACCACTTCTTTGAAATCAGATTTGAGACGGGTTCTGTCCCAGAAGAATTGAGTGGACGTTATAGTAGTGTACAGGCTGCTGTTAAAGCAGTAGAGAACTATCTAAGAAATAAACGACCTACTGCTGCTGTACGCAGGGATGCTTATACAGAAGAACGGAAGCAACGTAATGCCACAGAGACTCGGACAGAAGGCGGTAAATACATTCGTAAAGGGTCTGATAACCGAAGCGGGTGAGCTTACTTTTCCGCAAGATGCTTCTATTGACGAGTTGAATTGCCTCCTACAACGAGATGGTTCCCGTCGTCGTAGGCTTGCCGTAGAGTACGAGACCTCTGCCTCCGACTCTTCGTTTACTGTTGTAGAAAGCTCTGTCTTTACAACCGGCATTTGGAAAAACGTCGGTGGTACTGCTGGTAAGAACTGGCTTGTGGTACAGAATGGGGCTAATCTGTACTTCTACAGTACGGCAGCAGAGCCTTACTCTGGAAACGAACTTGCTGCAACAATCAGTCTGACAACCTTTGCTGCCCCTGCTTCTTCGTACTCTGTTGCATCGACAAAGATTGAGATGGCCAGTATCAATGGTAATCTTGTTATTGTCTCCCCAGCTATTGAGCCTGCCTATATCGAGTATGTAAGTGAAAGCAGTGTTACAGGCACTATCATTACTCCAAGGGTAAGGGATTTTGCTTGGCAAAGTGATAAGTCTGCTTTCAATGACAAAGCTAGTTCCCCAAGTGCAGGCCGTAAGTATGATACCGCCAACACCGGCTGGACTATGAAAAAGGGTGCTGCGGCACTAACTACATTCA